TGTGGAAGCACCTGACGGCGTTCCTGGCTGGCATGTCGTCCCCCCTGATGCGCTTCACGGGCCTGTTCGGCGTCACCATGCACTGTGCCTCGGCCGAGTCGGGTACTGGCAAGTCGCTGGCGCTGGACACAGCCGCCTCTATCTGGGGCCACCCGATCCACTACCGCACAGGCTCTGGCACATCAGCCGTGGCCATGCAGCAGCGCCTGGGACACCTGCGCAGCCTGCCGCTTGTCACCGACGAGATCACGACCAACAACCGCAACGACTTTGAGTGGTTCCCAGCCTTCCTCTTTAGTATGTCCGAGGGACGCGGCAAAGAGAGGATGGAGTCGGGCACCAACCGCGAGCGGTTGAACCTGTCTACCTGGGCAGCGTTTGCGTTGATGTCATCGAACCGGCCAGCCGTGGACTACCTGACAAGCGTGCGGCAGCACTCATCTGAGGGCGAGTTGCGCCGCCTCATCGAGATTTCGATGGACGAGAAACTGCACTGGGACGCCGCTGAGATCGAGATCATCAAGTCCTTGCAGCACAACTATGCCGTTGCCGGTGATGTGCTGAGCCGCTACTTCGTCAACAATCTGGACTACATCAGCAAGCTCGTGCCCAAGACCGTGGCGCAGATGTACAAGGAGTTTAACGCCCCCAACGATGAGCGGTTTTGGATGGCCGGTGCCGGGGTCATCGTCGCTGCTGGCATCCTGTGCAACAGCCAGCACACAGGGCTTGCCGACATCCCGCTGCAAGAGATCATCAAGGTACTCAACGACACGTTCGTGAGCCAGCGCCAGAGCATCTTGAGCGGCAAGCGCACCGCCGAGGATGTGCTCAACGCCTACATTCAGGAGTACCAGGGCAAGTTTGTGGTGGTCAAGTTTGGCGAGAAGACCGGCGTCCTGGCGGCGTTCAGCGACGGCTCCATCGTTGGCAAGAACACCACACGCGCTGAGATCATGGGCCGCGTCGAGCACGGCGTCGGTGGTGGCGGCGTGGACTTCTACATCGAGGAGAGGCTGCTGCGGGCGTACTGCTCGGCCATGAGCTTTAGCTACAACACCTTCCGCGAGCAGATATCCAAGCAGTTCATCACCAGCTTCATGCAGCGCAAGGATATGATGGCCAAGACGGACGGGCCGCCCATGCGGGTCAACGCCGTCAAGATCACACGACGCGCCGACGACATAGACGATGTCATCCTACAGCCGCTTGTTCCCGTGGCGATCCGTTGACCGTAAGCACGGGTTCTTTGTGCCCTGCCTGAACACAGAAGAAGTGCGGCAAGCAGGGCTCAAGGAAGCCCTGCGCTGCCGTGTCTTCGACGCCCAAGCCAGTACCCGCATCAAGGACGGCAGGCTTGGGGTGTGGTTCTTCAGGAGCCTCCAGCCTTACGTATCGCGGCGTTGAACTTGTCTGCCAAGTCCTGCTTGACCCGGTCAAGCTCGTCGAGGCGCTTGCGCTTCTCCTCTGCGTTCAGATCAGTGCGCTTGCGCACCAACGCCTCCTGTGTCCGCACACGCCCCATCAGCGTTTCAAAGTTCCTTGCCATCGGGGCCAGCCTGATCTCAGCGCGGTGCTCGGCCAAGTACTCCTTCTGCTCCTCCAGCGTGGATGTCTTCTGCATGTCCCTGAGCGTGGCAGCACGCTGCGTGGCTTCCTTGGCGAAGGCATATGCAGAGTCGGCATCGGCACCGCCATACTTGCGCTGGAATGTGGAGCCAATGATCGGCACATCGGTCAACCTGCGCTCAGGTGCTTCGCCTTTTTCGTCGCCCCGCATGAGAGACGATGCCGCCGCCATGACGGCTATTGGTGCCGTGCCGAAGTAGCCGCGTGCCAGATGTTCGATCTGGACCGGGGACATGGGCAAGACCTTGGCCAGCGCCTTGGCAGCTTCCGTGGTGGACGCCGTGAACCGAGCCTCGGGATCGCGGTTCTGCATCGAGGGGGACTCGATGTTTTGGCCCGAGAAGAAGTTCTTGTTGGTGTACACCTCCAGCAACGGCTTGATGGCCTGCGGCATGAACAGGGAGCTGTAGCCCGGCACTGACGACAAGAACATGTCTCGCAGCGCCTTGAGCTGCTGCTTGTTGTCGGTCTCAGCCTTCATAGCATCGGCAAGCGCCACGGCGGCGCTGAAGAACCAGCCCGACTCGTACGGCAGCGGTATCTTCAGAGGTTCGTCCAAGCCCGGCAAGTTAATAAAGAAGTTGCTGTACTTGTCCCGGGGCTTGGCGTTCTTGAACGTCTCGTCGTCATCCATCGCAAAGGCGTAGACCAGCCCGACGCCAAACAACAGGAAGGCGTTGTTGATGAATTTGCGTTGAATTTTCTGGCGCTCTTCAAACGGCATGTTGCCGCGCATGGCCTTGACCAGCACGTTCAGACCTTGAATCTGCGCGTTCATGAACGGTATCAAGCGGTTGGCATACTGCACGGTGGGCGAGAGCCCGCGCTTGTAGAAGTTCATGGACTCCATCGTCATCAGGTCCGCTTCTACTTCCGACAAGCCGTTCTTGCGGGCGCTGTCGTAGACCAAGCTGCGGGTGGCGGCATCGGCGCGGATCGCGGCCCTGTCCAGCACACCCAAGAAGCGGTCAATTGCCGGGCCGTCCTTGCCGCTGGCAAGCTGCGTAGCAAACGTGGACATGTCGTCCGGGTCGCCCGTAAACAGATTGCTCTGGATCAGCCCCTTTTCAATCAGGTTCTTCGACGCCTGAGTCTGCCCGACGCTGGTGCGCAGGAACTCAGTACCGGCCATGACCACGGCGCGGAACGGCCCGTAGTTCAAACCGCCAGTAAACGACGCGGCCATCGGGTCACGGATAAGCTGGCGGAAGATATAGGGCGGCATCCGGGTCACGCCCTTGCGCAGCCAATCCCCAGCAATCCCACCAACTTTCAAGAACGCAGGCAGCGTCAGGTGAGCGCCCTCAAGGCTCTTGACCACCAGCTCAGACGGGATGCCCTCCATCACCGTGTTTTCAGTCTTGATGCGCAGCCACCGCTTGCCATCGTCGTCCGGGTCTTTCGGATCAGGCTCTTGGTCAAACCGGATGATGTCCGTGCCCGTCGGCCCCTGCCCCTTGTGGATGGGCATAGCGTTTTTACCGTCCTTGCCCTTGCCATCACCAAACTCTTGCATGGCGTAGGCGATCTCTTTGGTGGCGTTGTTGTACAGCGCCGCCTTAGTGATCAGCATGGTGTTGCGGATGATCGACTCGTTGAGCGGCAGAATTTTTGTATCGCCCCCCTTGAGCTCGGCAAGGTACGGCTGCGTGCGGATGTCGCCAATCGTCAGCGTCTTCTCCCCACCAAACACAAGCTCGGCGGTGCCGTCTTCGCGCACCCGGTAGTACGGAACGTAGTCGCCGTCTTTGAGCCACTCTTTGGCTTGGGCTTTAGTGATCTTGCCCGAGTCCGCAAGAAACTTGATCTGCCCCTCGTTGTAGGCGTTGTAGCGGCGGCGCACTTCTTCAAGCGCACTCTTTAGGGCCGGGTCAGCGTTGGCTGCAGCCATAGCCGCAGATAGCTCAGACTCTTGCAGTCCCAGAGCGCCAAGGTCCAGCTTGCTCAAACCCTTGTTGGCCGCACGCTGGGCAATCATGTACGTGGACGCCAGCGCAATCTTTGCCTCAGTGTTCCTGCCGGGCACTGCGTTTATGGCGGTGAATATGTCTTCAGCGTTGTTGTCGTTGCTGGACTTGATCCCGCGCAGCCCTTTCTCATCTGTGTAGTACTCAAGCGGCCCGTTAGTAAGCGCGGTGTACACAAGCGGCATGTATTGGTCGGCTTTGCGCACGTTGTACATGGCCTGCGTAAACAGGTCGTCTTTGCCCATGTCCTTGGCACCGCGCTTAAGAACCTCTTGAACCGCTGCACGCATATCCACGGCGTTCATCTCGGCTTTCAACGCGAGATTGCTCTTGTTCCTCTCAACAAAACTTTCTGGCTGGGCAATGATCTTGTCAGCCATCTCGGTCAGCGCATTCTCAGATTCGTACTGCGGCTTGGCCGACCTGTACTTTTGCCTTGACGATGCAACTTCTGCCGCCCGATCTACGCCGCCGTAAATAACTTGCCTGCGAGCGTTGGCTACGATTTGCTGCACTTCCTTGTCGGAAACAGTCTGGCCAAAGAAAGTGTTCTTAAACCAGTTTTTCAAGTAGTCGTATATGCGGCGCAGTACGCTGCTACTGGGGTCTGTTTCTGCCAGATCAGCCAGCACTTCTTCCGTGGCATCGCGCCGGTCCAACGACGGCATCTCACGCATCTTGGCGTCGGCTTTTGCCTTGACGTCCCGGTTGCCGTTGTAGAGCCGGTCCATCTCTGCGTTGTACTGAGCGCCAAGCATGCTGCGCAAACCAAAGTGACCCGCAATCTCGTGCGCCACAGTCAACACCACATCGTTGGGCGTGAACAGATTTTCTGCAACAAGATACACCGTGTTGGTGTTTGGGTCGTACAAACCAGGGATGCGCCCGGTCATTTTGTCTGCAGCCGCTTGTGCGCGAATAGACTCAGGCAACTGGCTTTCGTTGTCAACAATCTCAATGTCTGGCACCAGCGCCCATTGACTTGTAATCCGATCAACCAACTTTTTAACTGCGCCAGCTTTCAGCCCGTTGCCGGTCTGCTTGATAGTGCGGTATTTGACGCGGCCCTTAGCCTCACTGCGCATTGCCTCAACGTCTGCGTCAAACGCATCCGCTTCAGCCATTGCCTCAGTCGCTGTTGCTGTTCGGCGTGTTTTCTCTGCGACCTTAATCTTTGCGGCTTGTTCGTCCAGCTCCTCATCAAACAGCGCCTCAACCGCGTTCTTTTCAGCGGTCTTTGCCGCTCTAATCTGAGACGTTTCGTACAACGCCTTAGCTTGGTCATACGCGTCAGATGCGCGTTGACGCTGTGCGTCAGCAACTTCCAAGGCGTCTCGCGCCAATTCTTTTTGCAGCGGCGTTTTGGCTTCGCTTTTTGCTCTGTCCAGTGTCTGAAAGTTCTCCAATGCCTCTTGGTATGCCGACCTTTTGGCAATCAACTCTGCCGTCGGTCCAAGGCCCATAAGGCGTTTGCCTTCTGCCAGCGCAGCATCTACTTGCTGCGGGGTCATGTCCTTTGTAAGCGCGTCAAACTGTTTGGTTAGCGCAGCGCGTGTTTCGTCTTTCTTTGCGCCTTTGATTTTGTTCTTGGCCACATACAAGCTGATGGCATTGGCGGCTTCCTGCGACAGTCCCGCAGCGCGTAGCTTGACGGCACCCGACTGCATGATGGCTTTGCTACCACCACGAACGTACCGAACAGACGGGCCTTCACGGCGGGAAGGCAGGCGCATACCCTCGACAGCCGCTGGCTGCTCCGCAGCCTCGCTCTCAATTCCAACCTCAGTGACTCTAACCGGAGCCTTACCGTACACCTGCGCCAACTCTCGGGTTGTGGCTTCGACCTCGGCGGTGTATTTTCTGATGTCTGCTCGGTTGCCTGCCTTGATGGCTTTTGACAGGTTTGTTTCGGCAGTTGCCATGCGCTGGCGAATATCGGCCTGGGCGGCGGTCATCAGAGTGCCTGCGGTGTCGCGCTCGATGCGCCTGCCGGGCAACCCCAAACCCGTCTGCATAGCACGCGCCCGATCTTGTGCAACCCTGGCAGCATCAAGCGCTTCTGTCTGCGCCTTCTCTTGCGCCAACCTCTCTGCATTACGTGCAGCTTGCCGAGCAGCTTCGGCGTCAGCCTCGGCTTTTTCAAGCGCAGCACTGCTCTTGTCAAGTTTCCGGCGCATCGCCGCTTCGTTTGCCGCAGCCGTATCAAGTTGCTTTTGCAGCCCCACAACCGTCTCTGCCGCCGTAGCCAGTTGCGCCGTGATGTTGGCCGCTTCGCGCTTGGCATGCTCGCCCATCTGCTGGTTGAGCGTCAATCTCTCCAACCGCGCAGCCATGTAGTTGGCTTCAGCGGTGCGCAGTGCCGTTTGCGCATCAAGAATAGCGTCCGCACGTTTTTGTGTGGTGCCTAGCAAATTGCCAAGCTGCAGTTTGATGCCTTGAATTTCGCGTTTAACCGCGCTAATCTTCGCGGGGTCTTTTAACCGCTCAAGTTTCTTTTCTGCCTTTGCCAGCTTGTCTTGGTTTTGCTGTAGTGCTTGCGTCGCGGCATTGGCTTTAAGTTGTGCAGCCCCCACCGCTTCTTCAGCAATTTTGAGATTGTTGGCGGCCTTCTGCTCTTTTACCCCTGTCTCAAACATCATCTGCGCAACACGCTCAGATGCGGGCAACCCTTTTGTAGCCGTTGTTGCTTTGTTGTAAGCCGAGACTATGTTGGCAATTACGGGCGGCACGGGCACTGCGCTCAACGCTTCCCTCAAACGGTCCATCTCCGCTTGCAAATCAGCAGCTTTTGCCGGGGTGTAGTAGGCGTTGATCTGCGCTTGAAGTTTGCTCAGCGCGTCTTTCAGTGGCGCAATCTGCTCCAGCGTTGGCGCACCTTTCAGAGCTTCGGCGGCTTTCTCAGTTTCAAGCCGCGCTTCTTTAATCTGTGGAATATTTAGCTGGGCTTTTAGAGCTTCAATTTCTTTAATAACTTTTGTTTGCGCTGCCACAAAATCTGTGTACGCATATTCCGGGGCTTTGTTGGGATCTTTTACTCTTTGCAAAACTCCCGTTTCGCGCTGTTGCAAATTTACCAACTCTTCTTGTAGCCGGATAAGTTTATTTTGCAACGCAGCACGACCCACCAACCCTGCTGCGTTTTGAATTGCCTCTTGCAGTTTCTTACTTTGGTCGGGCTTGATGACCTTGACCTTGCTGTCTTTGCTGACGACCCAGCTACGTTTGTCCTTGCGTTTGTCGGCCAGCGCCTTGCCGCGTCCTGACACGTATCCAGCAGTCTCACCTGCAACAAGCTTTTCGGCTTCGGCTTCGCCCAGGTCAACCCCGCGCCTAGCAGCCTCTTGCTGCTCGTACATGCGCTGTTTGCGCTCAAGGTCTGCAAGCGCAGCCTCTTTCTTTTCCTTGTCGGCCAGCGCACGGTCAAGCGCTTGGTCAAGGCTTGCACGCAAATCAGTCGTCTTGTTCACCTTCGCCAACCGAGCAAGGTTAAGAAACTGCTGCACTTCGGCAGTGGCTTCTTTCATTGCGTCGGCCCGGCGGTCCAAAGTTGCTAATTCTGTTTTGGTTTCAGCAAGTTGTTGGCGTAATTCAACAAGGTTGAAATCCAGCGTTGGTAATCCTTCGCGTTCAAGAGCTACTACTGCTGTGTCTTGCTGGTCTGCAGGCAAATTTTTAACAGCGGCAACGGCATACTCGATTCGTTTTTCAAGCACATTGATGCGGTTTGCTGTCCTTGCGCGATCAGCGGCGTCTTTCTCAATCCGTTGCTGGTACGTTGTTGCAACTTCGCGGAAGTACTGCGGGCCCATGTCGGCCACACGCATTGCCGCTTTGCGGATGTCCTCAATCTTTTGAGTGGCAGCAACAATGGCGGTGCGAGCTTTGGTAAGGTCTTCGGCGGGCACAGGCTTTAGCCGCCCAGCCAGCGCAGTGGACGGGAACCCAGCGGCGGGAAGGAACTCGCGTTGTCCTTCAAGTTGGTTGATCTGCCCTTCAATCGTGGCAATCTTCCTTTCAACTTCTGGCGTTTGTTTTTTCTTCCGCTGTTCTTCCAATTGTGCTTGCAGCCGTTTAAGTTCTCTCTCAATGGCCACATCTTCAGAAACCGCAGGGCCAACCGCTGCTTCAATCCGACCCTTGAGTTCGTCGCGAGCAGTCTCAAGCTGCCGCGTTACGTTGGCGTTGTCTTTAAATGTGCCTGCTGCAAGCGTGCGCTCAATGGTTGCAAGCTCTTGCCGCATCTCGGCAACTTCGCCGGTTTCTTCTGCGGGTGCTGCAGCCTGCAGCTTGTTGTATTGCGCAGTCAGGCGTTTGTTTTCTTCCCTACGCCGGTCACGCTCAGTTTTCATTTGATTGAGCGCAGCAACTTTTTTGGGGTCTCTGGGATTACCGGCAAACTTAATGTCTTGATTGAGTTGCTCAATCTGCCGGTCGTTGGCGGCAATCTGTGCGGGAATGTCTGCGCCCAACAAAGCCGGGGGCCGCACGGCGGCTGGCACACGCCGCGCTTTTGATCTAATCGCGGCAAGTTCTTTGGGCGTGCCTTCAGAAAACTCGTCAACCAGCGCGTCAATCTTTGTGTCCAAATCCGTGTTTGTCAGATCAGGCAACTCAGGCATCCGCTTGGCCAGCTCGTCCACGCGTCGCTGCGCAGCAGAAACACGGGCCTGCGCCTGCATACCAGCTTGAATAACCGGATCAGTCTGAACCAGCGCCGTGATGTCTACCACCCCTTTTCTGCGAGCGTCATACGTCCGCTTGTTCATTGCGTAGACAGTGTCCAGCGTGGCGTCCTCAATAGCGCTGAGCTCTTCTACTGCGTCAAGGTACTGCTGCTCTGCAAGATTTGGGGTGCGTGACCGAGGAATAGCCGGTGCGCGGGTAAATGCTTGACGCACAAGCGACTGCAAATCTTGCCGGTACTCTGCGCTGAGCGGCTCCAGCTTATCTATCTTGCGCCGCAGCTCCGCTTCGGTCACAGAGAGCATCACGATCTCACTGCGCAGCGCATCAGCCGCAGGCCCGCCAACCTCAAACAGCTCTTCCGTTGCGTTGTTGCGTCGTGCCTGAATGTCCCCCAACTGCGCACGCAACGCAGCGTTGGTCTCACCGCCCAGAGTCGTAAGCCGCACTTCACGCGGACCTTCCGGTCCTTGAATCTGCAACACTTCTTGGGTTGGTGTAACGCCCAGAGCGCCGGGCAGGAACTGATCGAGCAACGCCTCAATGTCGCGGTCGCGCTGCTCCATAAGCTGGGCATCGGTAACGCGGGGAGCAAACTCGCCTTCTTGCTCTGCCTCAAGCAGCTTGGTCCGGGGTTGTGCAACTTTGGGCGCTTGGGGTGTGAGCTTTTGTTGCAGTGCAGCAATTTGGCTGCGTAGGGACTCAATGCCTTGCGCGACCAGCGCAGTCCGGGGCTCCTTCAACAGCTTGTCAAGTAGTTGTTGTTTCTTCTCAAGAGTGTTTAGGTCTTGGTTGCGCTGCTGAAGTTCTTTGGCGGTTTTTTGTGCTTCCGCATAAAGCTCTTGCCGCCTGCGCTGAACTTCTTCTGCTGTCCCAGTTTGCGGCGTTGTAGCCATGCGCTGCAGCGCAGCGCGTTCTGCGTCCAATTTCTCCCGCAGTGCTTGAACGCGCTCACGTTCGCTGGCAATAAAGTCGCCCGCCTCTGGCGCAGCTATGTCGCGCAGGTCTTCTTCACCAAACAACGACGGCTGTTCTTGTACGCGGTCAAGTTCTGCAATCTTGTTGAGCGTGTCCTCAATTGGTTCGCCCAACTCCGCCTGTTCAAGCAGCTTTTTGTTTAGGCGGGCCAGCGTTTTTTCTTTGTCAACTGGTTTGAGGACTTCGGTCGGCTTGTATTTTTCAACTGTCTGCTGTGTGGCTGATATTTCGTCAATGGCGCTGCGCATTTTGTTTGCAGCAGCGTTAAGTTGCTGCAACGTACCAGCAATAGACTCAGGGTTTTGCAACGCATTTATTTGCTGTTGCAGTTGTGCAATCTGCGCATTTACCCGTTCTTCCAACAGTTTCTGAGTTCGGGGCTGTGCAGCGGGGCTAACCAGCGCCACTTGTTCTGGGATTTTTGTAAGTTGCTGCTTAAACAGTTCAAGCCTGTTTTGCAACATCGGCAGTGCTTTTGCCGCCGCCTGCCGGTCACTTGTTTGCGCCTCCAACAGGTTCTTGATTTGCGTCTGGTAGTCTTCAAGCTTTGCTTGGACACGGGTTTTTGTATCCGCCAGCAGTGTGGGGTCTGGCAGCAAAGCGGCAATCTGGTCCCGTGCCTCGGCTTGTTTCTGCTGGAACAGTGCAACCTGCTGGGTATCTCCCGCCTGCTGCGCGGCTTTGATCTGGTTGTTGAACGAGCCAATGTACTGGTTCAGTGCCTTGATCTGGCCCGGGACTGACATGTCCTGCATACCAGCAGGTTCACCAAGCACATCAAACTGTGTGCCTTCCGGCGCAGCCGCAAGACGGGCTTGGCGCTGGCGCTCTTGTACGCGGGGGAGTAAATCGTCATAGGCTTGACGGTACTCTTCAATAAGGCTCTTGTACTCTTTGCTGGTCTTAAATGTGCCGAGCTCGGACTTGGCGCGGCGGTTGGTCTCAACCGCCAAGAGGTCACTCTTGTCAACCGAACCTTTAGTGGCATCGGTGAGTTCCCGCTCCCGGGCTTTCAACTGGGCGTACCGCTGCTCCAGATCGTCAAGGTACTCGGGCGTCTTTTTCCGGGCTTCTTCTTCAAGTTTTGCGGCTTCCTGCTGCTGTGCAAGCGCCTGCCTTGTGGCCTGCCTTTCCCGTGCTTCAGCTTCAGCGGCCACATCTTTAATCTTGCCGCGCTCATAGAACCGGCCAGGGACAGACAAAGTGCCGCCCAAAATGGCACCGCCAAGGAAACTATCAATGTACTCGTCCCGGGCTTCTTTGTCGGTGATGCTCAGCCCGGCCTGCAGCCGCTCCAGCACCTGCTGTGCAGACTCGGTCAGACCCTCAACCCCCGCAACTTTGCCTGTGTTAGCTACGTAATCGCCAAAAGCCCGGCCAAGATTTTGCTGTGCAATTTCCTTGGCTTGCGCCTCTGTCACTTGCCGCCCTGCTGCGCCGAGCAAGTTGCGGATACCGGGGATCATGCGCAGACTGATTGTGTCCAGCGCAGCGGCGGGCAACGCCGCTAGTGTGGCCGTGCCTAGATTTGTCTCACCCAACTGTTTGCCGGTCTCCATCTGCCGGGACAGGAACGAGCCCGTAAACTGCCCGAACGACGCGGCACCGGCAGCGCCAAGACCCAGCACCGTAGCGGTAGGAGCGGCAACCGGCAGGGCAGCAGCGGCAACACCAGCGGCAAGGGGGGCAGCCATGTAGGCCGCAGAGCCGCCAAGGAGCTCGGAGAATTTGGTGAGTGGCGCTTGCGTCCAGCCCTCTTCCGTGGGTTTGAACGTCCGGGCTTGATACTGCTTTTGCTCTTCGATGTAGCGTTCAGCCGCCCCGGGATCAATGGCCCCGGTACGCCCAAGCAACGCGGCGATGTCGCCCTTGAGTCCAGAATACCCCGCTTTGAGCGCAGCGATACCACCAGATTGGGGGGCGGGAGCCGCCGGTTTTGGCGCAAAAGCGTCAGGATAAAGACTGGCCGCCACCATTAGCGCCTGTTCGGGGGTCTCCCCCTCACGCATAGGAAAGAGGGTGCCGTCAGGCAACTGAATTTTTTGAGCCATGTCACTCACCAAATTTTTAAGCCGGTGCGCTACTTCCGGCAAAGCGCATTGAAATTAAGTGCCCGGCGGACGGACGCGGTCCGTTCCCGGTGCCGCTGCTGGATTATTACCCGGCGCTGGGGGGATTGCAAACTGCCCAACGAATTGCGAGTAGGACATGATGTCCGCACCCGGATTTCTTTGCGCTCCAGACAGATATGTGGCATACAGCGTGCGCATGTCCGTTTTGCCAGTAGCCGCTTCGTTCATTTTCCGCAAACCCTCAAGGAGCTGCGCGGGCGTATTGCCGCCGCCCAGCGCGGCTGCCATTTGCATGTTTGCGGATGGGGCACCTGCAGCAGCACTCGCTGCCCGCATCCGCCCTTCGATCTCCATTGCTGCGATGTCTCTGCGATTTTGTGTTTCAAACTGCGAAATGTCTCTGCGGGTTTGCGCTTCATACTGCGCAATGTCTTTGCGGTTTTGAACTTCAAACTGCGCAACACCCACTTTAATCTGGTTGTCCACCATCTTCATGGCAACCTCGCGGTTCACGCCGTACATTTGCATGTTGGATTTGATCATGTCCTCGCGGGCGCTGATACCGGCATTTTTTACGTCGCTGCGGACTTTGAGCAACTCGCGGGCAGACATCTCGCCGCGCTGCGCCTCGGCTTCCTCCAAACGATCCCGTGCGTCGGAGAGCTTTTCTTGTGCACTGCGCAGCCGCTCCAGCCCCGATGCGTACTGTTTGGTTCCAACCTTGATACTCTCACCAAGTGCGACACCAAGCCCACCGGGCGTGGACATCATGGTGGCCCCAGCTTGCAAAAGTGCCAACCCGATGCCTTGATCTTCCATCTTACCGAGCTCGGCTTCCCGAGTGTCAAGACGCTCTCTGCGGCCTTTGAAGATGTCATCAAATCGCTTCTGAATGGCTTCAACACCCGCCGCTTCTTCTTCCTTGGCTTTAACACGTTCCCTGCCAAGCGCCTCAACGTCCTTGGCAAACGGGTTGGGCTGCGCTGCTGCGGTTTCTAGCGCCTTTTTGGTCATTTCGCTAACGTCAAGACTTGGAAGCCCGGCAGTAGGTGCAACGGGTGCAGCCGCAGCAAGAGTGGCAGGAGCGGCAGGAGCAGCAGGAGCGGCAGGACGAGCGCCAGCGGGAGGACGAGCGCCAGCGGGGGGACGAGAACCAGCAGGGGCGGCCCTAGTGCGTGCAGCAGAGGGAAAATCTGCATCGGGAGATGCAAGCGGAGCGGCGGGGGCGGCGTTAGCGGGTTTGGGCGGTTCACGGCCTTCAACAACAGCTTGCAAACGCGCATTCTCCGCACGTTGTGCTGCTTGACGACGCAGAATCTCCTGGCGGCGGGCTGCATCATGCGCAATCTGTGCGTCTGTCATCGCGCCTGAGCTGAACTCACCCATTGGGTCAACCGGCATGCCCATTTCTCGCGTGGTGTTCATTGCGGAAACAAGACCCTGCGCAATACCAAATGGAATGGTGGCAACACCTGCAGCACCTGTGCCTGCGGCCAGCCGCCCAAGCGGTAGTTTTGATGCAGCAGGCGCTGCCCCAGCAGGAGCCGCCGCAGCAGGAGCCGCCCCGGGCGCTGCCCCGGCGGGTGGTACAAACGGTCCTTGCACTGCTGTACGAAACGCTGCTTCAATTGCCGCCTTCTGTGCTGGCGTTCCGTTTGCGTACGCCGAAACTTGGCCAGTATTTTTCAAAAAAGTAGAAAACGCAGAACCCAACTGCCCGCCACTTTGATACCGCTCAACCGGGCCGCCCTCGTCAAACGCGACGATGCCGCCGTCGGCAAACTCCATGTCACCTGCGGGGAGTTGTGCGATGCCGATGTCCTCGGGCATGGGGGCGGCCATGCTTTGGATTGCTTGGTCAACAACTTTGGGCTGCTCAGGGGCGTTGGCCTGAGCGCCTTCTCGCATCTGCTTACGGCGGTTGGACTCCGACAAGGCCAGCGCCATGATGTAGGGGTTGTCCTTGTTTGCCTTCGCGTACTCCTGCAACGCCGTGTCCGGCTGCAGCCGACGAAGCATCGAAGTGATTTGATTGACGTTAATCATCTCAAGCCCCCAACTTCATCAGAGCCAGATCGGCCAGACCGGCGGGCATGTCTTCGATCTCACCGCCTTCGGCAAATCTGCGACCGCCTAGCAGGTATGCGCCGCCTAGTGCAGTGCCAGCGCCCAATAGCTGGGACCCTAGACTTGGCGGTGCTTGATACATGGACTGCACAGTGCCCATCGGCGTGCCGCGCAGGATGTTCGACATGAACTCCAATTGCTGGTACGGGTACTTTTGCTGGTCGAGGAAGTCTTGGTAGCCTTGGCCAAGGCGCTGCTGCTCTAGGCCCTGCCGCATACCACCATACTGCATTTGGAGACCCTGAGCCATACGGGCCTGTTCCGTGCCTTGCTCAAACGCTCGCTGCGTCCCCATAGCTTGGATGTCGCCCATTTGGCGCATGAGGTTGCGGTTGTCTTCTGCCCGTTGGATGCCTTCACGATACCCGCCAAACGCTCCCGCACCCGTAGCCCTTGCCTGTTGCTGAGCACCAAGAATACCGGCGCTGCGCATGGCTTCACGCTTTTGAACGTCCACCACGTTCTGCATGTAGGGCGACATGTAGCCCTGAACCTGTTTGCCAAACTCCTCTGGGCTTGAAGCAGTGCGCATGGCCTGCTCTTGCATGGGATCAAACCCGGCAATACGCTCCCCCTTGTACTGTTGGTACGGGTTTTGGCTGATGTCTGTCAGCGCAGAAGCTTTACCAAGAGTCTCTTTGGCATACGGCTTGGCCCATTCTGGCAGATCAGAAACTTGCGTTTGCGAAGGGGCTGAGCCACCGCCACCACTACCGCCCCCGCCATAAATAATGCGGCCACCTTCTTTGCGGGTGATACTGTCGCCAAGGGGCTCGCCCAGGGCTTCAAGTTGTCTGCGAGAGTAGTTCATATTTTTACCCCAACAATCCGATACTTTTCTTCAAAGCCGTAGCGGGACCACAGTCTGGCTATCGACTCCCGTGCGGCACCTTCAATGCAGGTTGCGCCCATCATCCGCAGCAAATTCTTCAATTGCTCAAAGGTCTCGTCGTTGCTGATTAGCTTGCCGCCAATCAAAGTCACAAACGCCACACGGTCATGTGGCCTGCTTGAGAAAGAAACTGTTGCTGCGCCGTGCACACCCGAATCGTCAACTGCAACAAGTAGTACCCATTGACCTGTGACCACCAGCACCTTGACCGACTCCAGCGTGTAGTCGCCCTTGGCATGCTCAAGCGCCGATGTAATGTAGCCCTCTACAAAGGGCCACACTTGGTGAACATGGCCGACATCGACGCGCTGGATGTTCATGCTGGCAGGTATTTGTCGGCGCGTGTGTTTTTGGCGACTCGGCCTTTACCAGTCGTTTTTCCCCGAGCCCGTTGCACACGGTCCATCATGGCGTACAGCTTACGCGCACCAGCCTCAGTCGAGCCGTTGCCCAGTTCAGAGACGATGCGGGCCGGGATCACAAACTCACCGTCTGCAAGACGAGCAGGGCGCTTGCGCCCAATCACTGCCGGGATAGAGTCAGACACCCCATCGCCGGGACCGCGCAGCAGCCTGCCGCCGTCAGAGTAGTCGCCAAGGTGGGAGATGCCGCCACGAGCCAGGGCTGCAAGACCGCCGACTCGTTTACGCAGCAGCCCGCCATCAGCTTCGCCTGGGCCAGCATCGCTTGCGCCAACTCCCACGCCAGCATCGGCCGCCCCGACCCCAACGCCAGCATCGGCCGCTCCAACTCCAACGCCAGCATCACCGAGGCCCAGCCCCATCGCACCGATTGCTCCAGTGTCTGCCCCAGCGGCACCCATGTCAAAACCGCCCAAAGAAGTAGAGTCGGCGTTTCCAAAAGCGTTAGCGATACCTGCTTCATTTGCCGCGCTTAAAACGGCGGCGCTAAGTCCTGGCCCTGCTGCATCAACCAAATCACCACCCGCGCCGCCAGAATCCATTGTGCGGTCAGAACCCATTCCAGTAGCTGTTGTCGGCTTTGGAGGCTCAACCTTTTTATATGACTGCGTCAGCGGGTCGTAGGTGTATTTGTTGTCATCGGTACTGCCGCCCGTACCGCGATCAAGAAGACCACCCCCGGCGGCCAGACGGGTGTATTGAGGCCGGAAATATGCATACTCCCCGCGATAGTCCGCCGGATATCCCGCCATAGGATTTTCAACACGACCAGGGTTGTAAGCAAAGCGCATCTGCTCCCGATCCACCGGGGCCGGTGCGCTGTCCTCTTCCTCACCAAGCAGCAAAGGCAGCCCTGCCGCAGCGCCATACTTAAACAACCCCTTGCCGCCGCCAACCCCGGCCTCGGACATGAACGCTTCGCGCCCACCGGCTTCGGTAAGATTTGTCAGTCCGCGTCCCATCCGAGACAGGTTTTGGCCAAAGGCCGAGGGCGTTGTCGGTGGAGCAACCGGCGCAGAAACCGGCATGCTGGGCGCTCCCAACGCATTTACCTGTGTGCCTGCGTTAATTGCAGGGTATTGGCTGAAAAACTCAGGCATTGGTGCAACTGGTGAAACACCAAAAGCTCCTGTACCCAACCCGCTAGGCAATGCAGCGGCAGCAGCTTGATCTCGCGCCAGAGCCGACCCCATAGATTCCATAGCGGCGGTATTTGCCGCCTCTGCGGCCCCAGCACCAGCGGCTCCAGCACCGCCAGCAGCCATCAAACCGCCTGCAAGACCGGCACCGCCGTAGGCACCAAGACCGGCCATCAAGCCCTTACCCAGATCACCCGTACGCGCCGTTTGTAGCGCCCCGACCCCAAGGCCGATGGTTGCAGGCATGCCCAACCCAAAGAGCCCAGGCATAGCCGCGCCTGCTGCCCCACCTGTGAGTGCCATCGCCCCAACCCCCAGGATCATTGGCAGCATGTTGTCCAAGAACCCCGCCTCGGGCAAGCCGGTCTCAGGGTTAATACTTAGAGACCCGCCGTGGGCCATTGCCAGCGCCTGAAGCCCTGCGACTTCGCGAGGGCTCATATGGACAAGCTGTTTGTCGGGTCCGCGCCCCTGCGCGGCTAGGTGCTGGGCGGCATGCTGTAGGCTCATTGTTGCCTCACGGAAAAGGGGTTGATCAAGTCTATCATGGGGGGAGCGCGGAGACAAATGTCATTGTTGCCACCACAGACTGAGTAGACGGCTTAGTCGGTGTGCCGGAAGCGGCAAGGTGCTGAATGGACACGGCGGCGTTAGGCACAGACCAATAGATTTCTATGTACTGACCCGCCGTCATACTTAAAAAATAATTCCAACCAACAATTGCGTGTCCATCCGTACCTCCGTGCCTGCTTGGAATAGATACAAAGCCAGTTGACCCCGATATATCTACCCCGCTTTGTTTTAGCCAGATGTAAACATCTTGAACATTAGAGTCTGTGTTTATAAACTGCGCACTAAACTGCAAGTTGTAAATGCCCGCAGTGGCTACCGTGATTTTAGAACTTGAAATGCTTACACCATTGTTAAAATCCGTGGTGTTTAGCGTCATCAACGTGGCTACGTTTGCGGTAGTGGTCTGGTCTTGATCGCTGGAAAACGCGCCATACGGAACGGATAAAGTGTTTAACTGCCCCAGGATGTTGTCGAGTCGGTTGAAGTACAGACGCAGAACGTCAGCAAACTGATCGTGGTACCGCTTCTCATACTCCGTGGGCGCGGTTGGAGTACAGGCGCAGAACATCCGCGAATTGATCGTGATACCGCTTCTCGTAGTCGTTTGGCGCGTCTGGCAGCCTGGGTGCGGCAACCCGATTTAATTCGTAGGTGGAGGTAACGATGAACGTCATTACGTGTTGCCCCTGCGGCCATCGGGCTTGATGTCAATACGCGGAGCGCCAAGCTGCCACTGCACCCCAAGATTGGCAGACTCGACCTTAAACTCCATCTGCCGACCACGAACCCGGATCAGCACTTGCCCGGTAAATTGCTCGACCGGAACCGATGCGCTGCGCACCACAGGAGCGTTGTTTGTGCCGCCGACAGACTCAGGGTTGTTAAATCCCGAGCCAGAGTTTTGCAGCGGCTTGAGCGTCATGGTCACCTGCGGGTTGGCAGCAGACGAACCCCTGAATGTGATGTCAGGCAGCAGCCTCCAGATGAACCCGAAAGCATGGCCATCACCAATATCAAACTGCGACGAGGTGATGTAGGCGTTGATCGGGGCCGGGGTGCCAGAGACGTTGTCGTCAACACCAAACTCATGGAAGACCAAGTTGTTGGAGTACGTGGCAGCAATCGGATAGTTGTTCAGGCTGGAGTCATTCCAAGCCGTGCGGCCCATCGAGCCATAGAACCACACATCCTCTTGGTAGTTGTAGATGACGTACTTGTCCACCACCGTTGAGTTGGCAGAGCAGTAGAACCACCAGATTTCATTGAAGCCCTCGTTCGTGCCGCAGCAGATTTGATCAGCCTGATCAAGATTAATATCCTGATAGATGTACTGCCGCAGGTCACAGCGCAGAGTCAACACCCGGCCATCATAGCGGTAGAACTTGTCAATACCCATCCAGTAGATGACACCCGAGGCAATGACCGCCGCGTTGGGGCCAATGATGGAGATGTTGTCACCAAGAAGCTGGAAGCCCCAGACAAACGGGGGGCCAAGGTACTGCATGGAGTACAGCGCCGTGTCGCTGAACACAACGATCTCTTGCCGGGACTGAACCGCCGCAACGATTCTTGAGCCGTGAGACAGGCGCTGCCCGCCTGCTTGGTTGGTTGCATCTGGCGTCCAGTTCACCACCGACTCTTGGTCCGTCCAACGAACCAGCATGGGATCAATCTCGCCCTGTCCGATTGGGTTGCAGCCAAAAGCAATCGTGAACCGGCTGATGTCAGACACCATCGCCAAGTTAACAGCCGTCGGCACATCCGATGCGTACGCCAACGACGATACCGGGATGCCGTTTGAGATCGTGTAAACAGTACCCGTTGCCGCAGCCGTGCAAACAATTGGGTCACCCTGCGGGGTTGTTGAGATGTAAAAGTTGC